CAGAAACATCGCGAAAACTTGCGTTGTAACAATGTTGCCGTCTGTCCCGCCATTTACCCAAAAGCGCAAGGTATTGTCGTTTGCAAATGAAATCAAGTCTCCATTCCCGCCTGATGCTCCCGCGCCAAATACAGATTGATAGTTGACTCCTAGCGTCGAACGTTTTAACCACATAGAAAACGTAAACGTCTTCCTATTCCCCGCAGTACCGACGACTCTAGACAAGTAGGCACTGTCACTAGCATTGAAGCGGAGGGATCTACTCACCTGGAGTCCGCCAGCAGCGGCAGCAGATGCCAGCAGTAAAGGGTTAGCAGAACCTGGAACAATCATGAGACGGTGTTGGTAAGCAGTTGGGCGGTAATGCGGCTAGAAGATTCAACGTAATAAGCAATCACGTTAACGCTGCTAAGCGTGGTACTCACGCTGGGCGCACCACCTTGGAACTTCCAGTTACCTCCATAGGCAACGGTGGCCGCAGTGCCGCTGTTTTGAGTGATTGTCACAACACCAGACTGACCAGCAGTTTGATTGCTTGGATTAGCAAGCGTTACCGCCCCACCTGCGGGCAAGCTAAGGCTGAAATTATTGGCAGTGGCCAGATCTAATGTCGTCGTACCGGCAGATACAGCGCCCAATGCTGATACCGTCCCCCGCTGAGCAACAGTGAACGACTGAACTACGCCAAGGCCAGCCAGGGTGGTGGTGGCATCGGGCAATGTAACGGTACGGTCTGCGGTTGGCTCGCAGGCAAACGTCAGCTCAAACGCATCGGCGGTGGTGCCTTCCAGTGTCAGCGCACCACCCACGTAAACGGTGCCGTCAAATGTTGCGGCGCCTGTTACGTCGAGGGTGCCTGGTACGTCTACGTTGTCAGTCCATTCCACGCCAGTACCGGCGGCGTCGGTCTGCAGCAGTTGGCGGGCGGTGCCATCGGCTAGTTTGCTGACTGCAATCTCGGCGCTAGCGCTAATGTCGCCATCGACGATCACATTGGATGCAATCGCCGCCACGCCTGCGTTGGTGATCGTTACATCACCGCTCATCGCAACGCTAGTGGCGACGTTGCTGCCATTGCCAACCAGAATGTTGCCGCTGGTTAGTGTGGCGAGCTTGCTGTAGGCAATCCCAGCGCTGGCATTGATGTCGGCATTGACAATCGAGGCGTTGCCGCTGACGATGACAGTACCAGTCTCATTTGGCAGTGTGATTGTCCGATCAGCCGTAGGATCGACAACCGCCAGCGTGGTCTCAAAATTGTTTGCTGTAGAGCCTTCAAAACTCAAACTACCAGCAGTGCCAATCTCTAAGTTGCCTGTTACCGTGCCACCGGCAAGCCCTAGCTTTTCGTTGTTTACTTCCTCGATTGCGGCCTGAACGTTATTTGCTGCGATTGTGCCTTCCGGCGTAAATGCAACTTGCGATGCACTAACGCTGGTGAATGTTTGCGATACATCGACTTCTGTCCACTCGATGCCAGTCGATAGCACGATGTCAGGCGGCGCCAGTGCAACATTGGGCGCGTTGCCGCTAGTAATGGTGCCGCTTTCGCTTACAACTAGGTAGTAGCGGTTATTGGCAGTAGCAGCCGCAGGCAATGGCGAGCCTTCCACCAAGCCAATGGCAGTGCCTTCTGCTGTAACTGACGCAACGTGACCGGTGCCGCCGCCTGCTGAGGCGTCAAACGTGCCAGCGAAAACAATTTCACCAACTGAAATACCAATCGGCTGGAATACGTTGCCGTCCCAGAGGAACAAGTCGCGGCTTAGCGGATTAAAGAAGAACTGCCCAATTTGGTCGGCAGTTGGCTGTGTGTCGCCAATCTTGGTAATGGCGTAATTTGCTAGCTTGGCGCCTGTAACGGTGTTGCTAGCAACACGCGCAATATCAAGTGAGCCGGTCGTGATCTTGCTGGCGTCTAAGTTCGGAATATCGCCAGCAACTAAAACAGTACCTGCTGTGGCAACACCTTTGGAATTGAGCGTGATCTTTGTGTACTGACCAGCGCTTAGTCCGCCTTGAGTTGCAAGCGATATGGTGCCAGTGGATACGGAAAAATCAGACCCAACGATCACGCCACCTAGAACGCTGTTGGTTGCAGCGCTTAGGCTCAAAATGCCGTTGCCGTCTACGGTTAAACCAGTGCCAGGCCGAGTGCCGCCAATAACGCTGCTGGTTGCAACCGGCAAATCTGCCCCAGCAAGTGCGACCGCGCCAGTGATATGGCCTTGTGCGTTGTAGGTAAATCCACTGGTCGTTCCAGCGGTAATGCTGCTGCTGTGGTTGAGTACGCCACCGCCGGTCACGGTTAGGCCGGTGCCGGGCGACATAACGCCAACAGTGCCGCTAACCGCAATCGGTAAATCTGCTGCTGCGACTGACGTGCCAGCGGTAACGTGGCCTTTAGTGTCCACCGTCACCTTGGTATAGGTGCCTGCGGTTACGCCGCTGGTTGCGTGTTCTAGCGAACCGGTGGCGCCATTACGAACAATTGGGCTAGTAGGCGCGACCAACCCTAGGTTGCCGCTCGATACCGCTAGGCCGCCGGTGGCCGGGATCGTGCTGGTGTTTAATTTGGTGGCTGTTACCGTGCCATCCGTAAGGTTGGTGCCGCTGATGCCGCTGAGATTAACCTTGGCAACAGGGATCGAGGCGTCGTCAATCAGTGTGACGGCTTTTTGCGTGAACGCTTTGGCGGTAATCTTTTTGGTTTCGCTGGCAGCAAGACTTGCTACGGCCAGCGGGTCGGTCGCTGCTAGATCCGCCCCAGCTAATACGGGGAGTTCTGTGATCTTGAGGTCTGCCATCAGTCGCTATCCTCCAGGATCAAGAATCCACTGCTGTCCTGTAGTTTGATTCTACTGCCGGACTCCTGCAGTAGATAACTGGGCGTTACCGTGGCAACTCTCAACTTGATCTCGCCAGTGGTGACAAACCGAATGGTGGAGCGCATTACGTCATTGCTATCGCAACTGATCCCGGCTTGGGTGACGATACCGGTAATCTCATGCCAGACCGAATCATTATCGGCATCAGAGCCTTGGCCATAGCCGCTGCCTATGATGTACAGCTTGGCAGTAAATTCAGCGCCAAACTGCTGCCGCAACAGCAAATTATGCAGGTATATCGGCAGTTCTGCTGATGCTGGATACCGTGAACTGCTGGCATAGCGGTAATCAAACAGGCAATCAAACTGGCCGCTGCCAGTGATCATGGTGCTGTATTGGTTGCGAAATTCGTCGCCAAGACTAGAGGTGTCAACGGTTTCGCGGTCAGTTGTTAGCTCATAGCTCACCACCTGCCCTAGTGTTCTGGGCACCGTATTGGCCACTGAGCAACTGATCGGGATGGTGCGCGAAATCGTGGCTAGCGACACGCGGCCTGTGGATTCACCGGCTACCGCATCGGTAAAGGTGCGATACAGCCTGATGCTGCCTACCTGATCGACATTGATGTACCAATTGCCAAAGGGGTGCTGGGCGGCGTCATCCCAGCCGCTGGCGGCGACAAAGCTAAGGTCTGTGCCGTCTGTAGTACGAAATTCAACAAAGTCCCCAGTCAGCAAGGTTCCTATTTGGAAGTCAAAGGAAAATGCACCCTTGGATGTATTAACGTAAGCATTCACCATATTGCCCTGCAGGGCATTCGCAACACCGCTGCGGATCAGCTCAACATGACCGGCATTGCCCAGGTAAACCGCCATTACAAGCTCACCCCAGTAACTGCCCCAGTAAATTGGAACTGGACTGTGGCTTGCATTACCTCACCCACCGCGCAGTTAAGCTCGCCGCTGGTGATGATCACATTGCCCTGTACGTATTTGCTGCCCCAGCCAAGCTTGAGTGATAAAATATCAGATTCACTAATGGCGCTTGTGCCGATGATCCGCTCCAGCAACGGCTTGGGAGCATCGTCATAGTAAAAAATGGTGGCTGATCCAGTGGCTTGCCGTAACCCTGGCACATAAGAGCGCTCGGAATCGCTGATTGCTGTGGTTTCTAGCGTGTCAACGCTGCTGGAGAAACTCCAATTTGAAACCTTGGCGACTGAACTGCCGTTATAGGTCAGGGTGCCGTTTTTGCCGCTGTAGTAAGTCATGCGTCCAGTACCCCAGTTAATTTTACCGTAACCGACATGCGGCCAGGCTTGATGCTAGTGAATTGCGGTGGCTCGGCATAGCGGTAGCGCAAACCCCACGGCGCAGCAGAAAATCGGTTGTTTGTGCTGAGCGGTGTGGTGCCGTCGTGGAATCCAGGATTACCCTGCTGCGTTAGCGATGCGCGGTCAACGCCAAAAACCCCCAGCGTTCCACGGCAGTCGTTGTAATGATCGTGGATTAAGGCAGCGTTAGCATCCGTGATATTGTCAAAACTAAACGTTAATTCGGTGCCTACGCGGCGGTTGCCATATTGGACGCGTACCTCGGCACCATTCTGAGACCGAAACGACGAGCCGGGGTAATCGCCAACCGTCAGCGACCTGCTACTGGCGGCGATATTGGGGAAAAGTGGCCCGGTGTAGCTCATTGTTCGTTCTCGATCTCAAATAAACTTTCGTCCAAATTTAAGTAGACTATTTTGCCGGTGTCAGTCACTGGAACGTGGGTGCCGGTAATCTCCACCATGCCTTCCTCATCATAGGAGATTAGCTCTGCCTTATACACCCGCGCACTCCGGGCATCTGAGTAGACGGTAAAGACCGCACCAGCAAACTTGTTATCCGTTGCGTAACCGTTGCCGTCTACGGTCAAAGTGCCAATGGAAACCTCGGCCATGCCAGACCGCCACCAATAAACGGAATTGGATCCGGTAATTTCAGTGCTGGTTACTACACGGCCATCATCC